ATTGTGTATGCAAATAGAATAAAACTCTACAAATATGCCAACAACCAAATCAAGTTGTTGTTTAAGAATAACGATCAAAAAAGTGTTGATTTTGCGGGGTACACGGTGCAATTCAACATATTCAAAAATCGAGACAGTGCTGCAAAATCTGTTGCTTACACTATTCCTGTGCCGTCAGGATTGACTCCTGCTCCAGTTTACAATACTGTACTCAGCATAAACAACATACTAGATGATCTAGAACCGGGGCTGTACAACTATTCTATTAATGCCACTAATGGGGCAAACGGTGACGTTGTAATCTATAGCGATGATAATTATTCTGTTGTTGGCGAGTTGGAAATAGCAGTTAGACAACAAATTACAGTACAGTCAACAGTGCTCGCACCGGTGTTAGGCGTATCCAATGCCGCTGCTGTCAACAGCACACTACACACCTTTCAATTCAATTACAGCAACTTTACTGGTACTGTAACTTTTCAAGCCAGTTTGGATATTCAGCCCAGCAGTTGGTTCACTTTTGCCACTGTGACTCCCGTTGCTGCCAACACCAATGTACTTTACAACTACACTGGATCTTATATTTGGGTGCGTGTTCTAGTTACTACAGTGTCAGGAACTATAAGCAAGATACTCTACTTGAGTTGATTTTTCTCTATTTTTGCTGTATAATTGCTGGATGCAAAGTATCGAGCAGATTGTTAGATCCCACCTACCTCGAACTAAAACATCAGGCGAGTGGACCAGTCATGACGCTGTGTGCTGTGCACACCGTGGGGAAAGCCCAGATCGTCGAGGACGCGGCGGCATTAAATTTAACACTGACGGCAGTTTTGGCATCCACTGTTTTAACTGTGGGTTCAGCACTGGGTGGAGGCCTGGACAGCTATTGGGATTCAAACTTAAAAAGTGGCTGTCGTGGCTAGGTGTTGATGCTACAGTAATAGCAGCACTTAATTTATGGTGCTTGGATCAACGCAACGATGCAGTAATACAAGAGGAACTGGAACGGCGCAGTGTTGACTTAAAACGCTATGCATTACCACCTAACGCAGTGCCATTGGATCAGTGTGAAGATGCGCGAATAGCGCAGTATCTCACAGACCGTGGGATTGACATTGAGCGTTATCCCTTTTATTACAGCAGTGAACGTACGGCAGATTTAAGTAATCGTGTGATCGTACCTTTTTATTATCAACGACAGTTGGTAGGCTATACTGCTAGATCCATTATGCCCACACAGCGAGTCAAGTATTACATGCAGGCTGATGCCGGTAACTTGGTGTTTAATTTAGATCGTCAAAACTATGAGCGCCGTGTAGTTGTTGTGTGTGAAGGCCCATTTGACGCACTAAGCATAGATGGTGTAGCCGTCATGCACAACGAGATAAGTAGTACACAAGCCCAATTGATACACGACCTACATAAACAAACCATAATAGTACCTGATGGTGATGCAGCAGGCTTTAAGCTAATTCAATCAGCGTTGGAATATGAATTTGCTGTGAGTTTCCCCAACTACTTGGAAACCTGCAAGGACATTAACGAAGCCGCTGTACGCTTTGGTGCAGTTTATGTAGTAAAAGACATACTGGCCAATACCGAAACCAATCCCACGCGAATTCGTTTGCGTGCCAAAAAATTTCAATCGCAATTTAAATGACAGAATTCAATACCGAAGTCCAGAGATTATTTTTAGAGTTCATGCTGAGTAATCCTGAGAACTATGTGCGTATTCAAAACATCTACAATTTTGAAAACTTTGATCGCAGTTTACGATCAGCAGCCAAGTTTATCAGGGAGCATTGTGACCAATACGGCGCACTACCCGACAACCGGCAGATCTTTGCTGTAACCAATGTAAAGCTAGAACCCATAGCCGACATCAGGGAGGAACATGATCAATGGTTCTTGGACGAGTTTGAACGTTTTACTAAACAAAAAGAATTGGAACGTGCTATCCTTGCGGCAGCCGACATGATTGAAAAGGGCGAGTTTGAACCAGTAGAACGATTAATCAAAGAAGCAGTACAGATCAGTCTCAACAAAGACATGGGCACTGACTACTTTGCTGATCCCAAACAACGGTTAATGGCACTAAAACAAAACAATGGACAGATCAGCACAGGCTGGGCCACGCTGGATCAAATACTGTATGGCGGAATGAAAAAGGGCGAGCTGAATATTTTCAGTGGTGGATCGGGATCGGGCAAGAGTTTGATCATGCTGAACTTGGCCATTAACTGGGTACAGGCTGGATTGAGTGGAATTTATCTAACACTGGAATTGAGTGAAAATCTCTGCTGTCAACGAGCTGACAGTATGATTACAGGTGTAGCCAACAAAAACATTTTCCGTGAACTAGATGATGTTGAACTCAAAGTCAAACTAGCTGGTAAAAAGGCTGGAGACTTTAGAGTCAAATATTTTCCAGCACAGAGCACAGTAAACACATTTAAAAGTTATGTACGTGAACTGGGCATACAGATAGGATTCAAGCCCGACTTTGTCATCGTTGACTACTTGGATTTGATGATGCCAGCTGGTGTCAAAGTTGATCCAACCAATACATTTATCAAAGACAAATACGTCAGTGAAGAACTGCGTAACATGGCCGAAGAACTGCGTACTGTGGTAGTAACTGGATCGCAGTTGAATCGCGGTGCAATCGACGAAATGGAATTTAACCACAGTCATATTAGTGGTGGCATTAGTAAGATCTTTACAGCAGACAATGTGTTTGGTATCTTTACCAGCCGCAGTATGCGTGAAAAAGGACGTTATCAAATTCAAGCAATGAAAACTCGCAGCAGCAGTGGGGTTGGACAAAAGATTGATCTTGGTTATGATATTGAAACACTACGCATCTTTAATCTCAGTGAAAATGAACTAGCACAGCTGAGTCGTGAAAGCCCAGCTGACAGTGTACTTAAAAATCTCAAACCCACTGCAACAATTAAACCCGGGGAAGCAGCACGACGGCCGGCTACCGCAGAAACTCCTAGAGTCAACGCAGAAGCTAGCTCGGCACAAGTTCATGAAATGCTAGCTAAATTAAAATCTGAGAGCCGATAAATAAAATATAATCTTTTAGGGTGATTATCTTGGTTTCTAGATCCATTTTAGACGAACTTGACGCAGTTTTAGCCGCTAGAAAGGCTACTGACCGCGAGTCAATCATTGAGTCACGGGCTAATAATATTATTACCAGTGCTATCAACCTACTGGAGATGATTCACAAGAGTTATCCAGTGGAAGTGGCTGAAGATTTAGAAAAGCGTTTCTTAAACAGCATACGTGGTCGTAATGCCACAAAAATGAGTAACAGTCTTAAAAAAATAAAAAAGCAAAATCATGAAAGTTAATGAAATTATTGTTGAAGGACCATTTAGTACATGGGTAGGCGGGCACCTACAAAATCTCGGACAACGATTGGGTGCTAAGGATACTACTGATCTTACTGCACAAACCCAAACGGCGGTATTGGATCAACGAGTCAAAGCATGGCTACAGGCCAAACAGCAGTATACCGCTACTGGTCTAGATATGACTTATCATCAAAATTACAAAAAAGCATTGGATCAGTGGCTAGCGAATCAATACAATGCACCACCTGTTCAGAACTTTACTGCTGCTGTAAATGATAATAATGCTAAAGAATATATTGCTAAATCATTTGCAAACAAAATGGTTGCCCAACAGACACCAACCACTCCACCCCCTTCGCAATTACAGACTGGGTATGCTTTCCCTCGACCCATCCGAGGAAGAGCTAAGACGTCTATAACTGATACACAAGGACACACGTATACCTATACATTCCCTGCAGCCGGGGTCGCGCAAGGGCAATGGAGTTATAACGGTACTGCAATGACCCAACCAGAAGACATACAAACATTAAACAAGTTGTATCAAGAAAAAATAAATCCAAAACAAAAACCGGCACCAGCAACACCATGAAACTATACGAAATATCTAAAAAACCTGCAGCTCAATGGACTCTGCTTGAAGGTGCTGGCGGTGCTGAATTTGGACTGCCTTATGTTGAAGACTTGCTATTCAGCAAAAAGTATATGGGTGCATTAGAGGCCATGGACTTTATTGACAGTGTTAGAAAAATGTTAGCTGCTGGCAGTGGACAAATTGAAAACGTGTCTGAAAAGTGGGACGGTAGTCCTGCTATTGTGTGTGGCACTGACCCTGAAGACGGCAAGTTCTTTGTTGCTATTGCTCGCAGTATCAGTGGACGTGTACCTAAAATTGTCAAACGTGAAAGCGACATACAAAACTGGTATGGAGACAGACCTGAATTGGCTGATAAATTGCGTGTGGCACTAAAACACTTGCCTAGCATTGGCATTCAAGGTGTTATCAAAGGTGACCTCATGTTTACTGACAGCATGTTGGCCACTGAAGTTATTGACGGTCGAGAGTATATTACTTTTACTCCCAACACCATTACCTATGCTGTACCAGTAGGCTCAGCACTGTATAATAAAATTATTGCGGCTGAAATTGGCATGGCATTTCATACCCGCTATGAAGGTGAGACTGTACCTACCATGAGCCCAGTTGCAGGTAATGCTATTGCTGGCCTAACACACACAGCTAAAGTATGGTTTGATGACGACAGTTACAGAGACTATACTGGTATTGCTTCACTAACACCTGAGGAAAACCAACGCATTGAAAGTATGTTGGAAGCCGCTGTCAAAACACTGACCAAACTTGGTCCAGTCAAAGTAGACGAAGTGCTGTCCAATAAAGAATTTGCCAAGCATATCAAAGACTACATTAATCGCAGTATTGATTCAGGTGAGCATATTACTAACCCAACCAATTTCCTACAAGGTTTTGTTACTTTTTACAAGGGCAGGCAAGAGGAAGACATCGCTGGAATGAGGTCTGGACCAACCAGTGCAGCAGCAACACGACGTCGTGAACAAATGGCTGCTACTGAGCAATTTGTGGCTGACAACATGAATACTTTCCTAGGCATACTGGCTGTATACAAACGACTAGTAGAGCTGAAAATGGCCATACTGGCCAAACTCAACACCATTGACCACATTGGACACTTTGTTAGAACTGACGACGGATACCGTGTTACAGCACCCGAAGGCTTTGTGGTTGTTGGTCACGATTTTAATCGTGTCAAACTCATTGACAGATTGGAATTTAGTCGACTAAATCGAGCAAGGTCAAGATGAAATTGGAATTAATTACGGAACTAATTGAAAGCCGGATGTTTCGAAACGAAACCTCAATATCCAAACTCAAACCGCAACAGTTGGCTGAATATTTTTATGTTGGTATGCTGTACCTAAATGCACTGCGTCACGCAAACAAGTCGGCTGCAGGTAGTTACGCACAGTCTACACTACGCTACAACGAGTTTGATGGCGTTAAAAGTTCGGCAACAGACCTCTACAATTTGGCATCGGGTGCACTACAGGATCGCCAATTTCCTGAATTGGCGTTCAAGCGTTGGCTACGTGATATCATTGCTGATCGCAGAGACAGTAGACAAGACTATCAGTTGTTTACAGAATTTGAAAATGTGTTAAAAATTGACTCATCAGCACTGCGTGGTCTACGTCGTATTAGTTTGTATTACCAAGACTACAGCGCAGGGGCACAGAAAAACTTTTGGACTACTGTAACCCAATACATGAGGTCGCATATGCAAACCGTGGATTTGCTTGCTCTAAAACCAAAAAATTAGCATTTGGTATAAATACTAACAGTGCTCAAGCACATATTTAAAAAGGAAAAACATCATGGCATTACTCAGTCGTTTCAATGGCGCAGCAGCAGCTGGCGCATTTTATGGTTATAGCCCACTAGTTATCAAACTCGCTTGTACAGCTGGCTTCACAGCCAACAGTGGCGGTGCTGGTTCAGCAATCACTGAAGGTGGTTACGAGAAAGTTGTCCGTGCAGTTCAGCAACTTGGTTCAATCGTTTGGCTCGGTGCACAGAACGATGACGCTCTAACAGTCATCGTTGATGGCCCAACATTCAATGCTGGTGCTGGTGCTACAACATCTGGCGCGTACGGTGCATTGAAGGATGCAGTTCTTGCTAACCGTGCTGGCAGCGGCGCACTAACAGTTACAACCAGCAGTGTTCTAAACGGTGCAGGTACATTTACATTTGCTTAATTAGCAGATAATAGTTTCGGGATGGGAAGGGGTGGACTTGTTCCGCCCTTTTTCTTTGACCAAATTTCTTAAACATAGCATATTTTGGTTAAATAAGCTATGTTCTATTATCAAGTGTTTACGCTATTCGACATTACCCCAACTGGGGTAATAAGGCATCCCAAGACAACCGACGCCAATTATCAATCACAGTTACTAAAACGTAATCAACAGCGGAATTGGGAGACCTTGCAACAGGTCTTGGCCATGCGAGCACAGATTTTTATAGAAGATCCACCGCAAATGCTAAAAACCTGCAAGCAGTTTCCGCGTAAGATTTTTAAAAACACACAGGCTTGGAGTTTTCAATTTGGGGTAGAACAAATTGAAATATACGGCGACAATTTGCAACTGCTGTTTGATGACTGTCATGGGATTCCTATGATACTGGATCTAACCGAACGTGCCGCAATTGCTGAACCAGTAATTGACTGTTGGAGCAGCTACAAAAATATACACATAGAACCTGTGGAATCCACTCAATAAATACTACTGTTTGCATTATGATATTAAGGGATTACCATGTCTAGCACCGATATTGAAAAGAAAAACCTTGAAGCGCACGTTGAACTGTGTGCCGAACGGTATAAAAGTCTGGAGGACAAATTAGATAATCTAGATCAACGGGTTACTGCGATCGAAAAGAAAATTGATCACAAAATGCAGGCAATTGAATCCAAAGTCGAAGATAAGTTTAGTGAAATCAAACGTGCTATCATTGAGCTACAAGAAAAACGCAATACACAACTCATTGGATGGGGTGTTTCTATTATTGGAGCACTAATCTCCATTCTCCTCACACTGCTGTGGAAGTTTGTTATACATTGATAATCTAGTCAACCGCCCAAAATGGTGTAAATAACTGCATATTTTGGGTGTGTAATGTATCAAATTTTACAAGATCGAATAAGTCAATTTTTACAAAAAGAGTTGTTGAATTATCAACTCAATGGACTGATTATTAAACGACTTGACAAAGAAGTTTATAAAATTTCAAATTATCAAGTACGCACAGATTCTTCTACAGTAGAAGATTCTACTGGACAACTTTATCAATTTTTAAATCCTACAACAGCGGTAGTCTATTGCTGTTTGATGACTATAAATCACATCAATGATGCTGTTGTTATACACAATCTCAACGGTGAGTTGTTGAGACTATATGAAAAAATTTTTCGTTTAAAGCGACGTATCAAACAAGTATCCGATAACTTTGTTAGAGATGTATCTGTTTCTAGATTAATCGAATATGAAAATCAATTTGCAGGCAAACTTGAACAGTTGAAGAAAAATATTGATCGAGCTAAATATATTATAAAACCAGGACAGACAAATGGAAGTTAAAGACATGTTCAATCGACCCAAGTTTAACAAGTTGAATAGACTACTTGAAAATCGTTACGATTACAGTTTTAACACTGCATCGTTAACTGTTCCCTCTGCCAAGCGCATGTTGGGTTTAGTTGAAACAAAGATTCAAGCAGCTCAGCAATCGCACCAAGTGCATACTGCTCAAAAAGATCCTGCTTACTGCCAAATGTTGCTAATGCGTGAAAGTCTTAGTGCGTGGATCAATGAGCGTCAGCTTATGGAAGGTGAGTTGGGCGAAGCTGAAGTAATTCTAGCGGCTAAAAACATTACTGACAGTGTTCAAAAAATGGTTGAACAAGCAGGTAAAATTGCCAACGAGCAGTTACCAGCACTAACAACTGCTATTAGAGATCAAATTGGTATGGAACAAGCCGAAACTTACAAAAATACTGTAGGTCAAGCCATTAGCGAGTTGGTAACTCAGTTAAGTACAGCACGTGATCAATTGGATAAAAGTGTACTGGCACTAACTGGACAAAATGTACAAACTGATATGGCCATGCCTGAGCCTGCAGCTGGTGGAGAGATTCCTGCACCAGATAGTGAACAAGTTCCTTCTCCTGAGGCTGGCGACGACTTTGCCGCTAGCGATGCTGAAACTGGTGGTACTGAACCCTTAGGTCGTGCTCGTAGATAATGTTGCTTTATGAATTCACTGATAATGAGCACCCTGTTCAGGGTGTTCTAGCACTGCTTGGTGTGATTAAATCGCATTATGCAAGTGGCCGAGCAACGCCAAAAATCAATACCGTAAGTTTTTTAAATTTGGCCAAAAATGTGGGCCTTACTTTGGATTATGAATCCTTTGCTGAGCTGTACGAGAAGAACAGTACATTAAAAAACGTCATTAAAAACTTCAACAAAAAGTATATCATTTTAGCGCAACCAGATGACGATAGCAGCGACCATGCAGGCCCTGCTGCACAAAGCGCAGATGCTGCAACAGTGTCGTCTATGGCCAACAAATCAGTAAAAATTTAACCAAGATATTTGCTTTCCCCAGTAAAGTCTGTTAAAATTGTGTTAAAGGCACATCCCACTGCATATATAACCAAGTGGGGTAATTTACATGATAACCAAAAAATTTGACTACATACAATTTGGCCGCAGCACAGAAAACGGTGTTAGGCACTATCTTACCAACACTGGAGAACGACTACCCAGTGTTACTACTATACTAGACGCTACCAAAACTGAAGAAAGTAAACAAGCGTTACAAAACTGGCGCAATCGAGTTGGACATGACCGAGCGCAGGCCATAACTACTGAAGCAGCAAGTCGTGGAACTAGGATGCATACTTACTTGGAGCGTAAAATACTCAACGATGACGTAGGCCCAGTACCCGGCAATCCATTTGCTCAGCCCAGTTGGCTTATGGCACATGCTATAGTAGAAAGCAGTTTTCACAAGGTTGATGAATTTTGGGGAACTGAAATACCTCTGTATCACAGTGGCTTGTATGCAGGCACTACAGACTGCATTGGTGTTTGGCGTGGTGAACCAGCAATTATTGACTTTAAACAAAGCAATCGAGTTAAAAAACGCGAATGGATTGAAGACTACTTCCTACAGTTAAGTGCATACGCACTAGCACATGATCACATGTACGGTACTGTTATTGATCGTGGTGTTATTTTAATGTGCGTTAAACCTGTAGATGACAACTCACCGCCCGAACCACTGGAATTTGAAGTTGGCGGTGCTGAGTTTGCTCAATGGAAAGAACGTTGGTGGGATCGAGTTGAACAATACTATTCACAAATCCATAAATAATTGATAATTGGAATTTGTGAAATATGGCTATTAATGTAATCAGTAGAATTCAAGTTAGAAGCGGCAATGCCGAAGATCTTCCTTTGTTGGCCA